GCCAAAACGGCGCAAGCCCCCGGAGGGACGAAAGCCCCCGAAGGAGCAAGCGGCAAATTATTGCCATCAGGTAGACGAATCTACCACCGGGAAAGGAGGACCCCAATTACGCAGTTATCCTGCTGGACTTAGCAGTAAATACGCTCACTCGACCCTGTAGCCTTAGTCAGTTGCCGTATGAAACAGCAACTGTGATGGTGCTACAAAACGCCGTTGCACTGTACAAGTGGCAGCGACGCCATCGTCTATTAGGCGTGGGTCCTCATCACGAGGATCCCACTTATGCGGAACTTCTGGGCTTTGAATCATCTGCCGCAGATACCGGTGATAATCCGAAGATAATCCTAATTCTTTGACGTAATCAACGAAAACGTCATAGGACCATGTCTCGGACTGGTATTGTTCCGACCACTTTACTTTGAAAGGAGGTACGAATCTACATACCTGCCAACAAGCGTCTTCGCGCGACCGCTTAAACCCGACCACCTGTGATTCTGGTGGTACGAAGGGTAACCTTCGTGCTTTACTGAGTTTACGCGTCCATCGACGAAGTGTGGTAGCCGTCATATATAAGCCCTTGGAATAGAACTGATGTTCAGTTTCAATGGCGGACTTTATAGAGGCGCCCTTAGAGTTTGAAGGGTAATCTCGAACAAAGATTGGCGTAATATTCATGCCATTATATGCATGCGTTCCACATGACTCGCGAAACTTCGAACGGTAAAAGCTCTTTGTCACATTGAGCTTCATCCCAAATTTTGGGAGCCATTCGTACAAAGCTGGAAATGTATTAGAAGGTGCGATTATATCGTCACCATACACCCAGACATTTGTAGATGCCAAGTGGGGGTATTGTACACCAGATTTAACTTGGATGATGGCACGACACAAGAACATATGTATTAGTGACATCACGGGAAAACATAGCGCTGAACCCATAGGGGCATACATTTCTGTATGATGTAATTTTTTAGACTTCGCCTCTTGGGGTGGTTTTATCCACCTTGTAGACAAAGCGTTCAAATATTCCCACAATTCGGTGCCATCAAAATGGTGGCGCACTAGTTCTCGAGCAACACGATTTGATCCTTCAGACATGTCAAGTGTGCCAAAGTCCCCATTTTGGGACCCCAGCACAGCGAGCCATGCGTTGATAGATTGATCGTTGAAAACAATACGGCGTGAGTATAACGGATGGCGACCGATAGTCTTGTTCAGACCACGGCGTACACCCTGCTGACACCATTGTTGCTCGAATTCCTCTATACAAATGCCGCGCGGCTTTTCCCATGTTTTGGGAACTGATTTGTACCGCGCGACTGGTTCATCCACAGCCTCCCGCATTAAACGGAGGAAGGATGGAGCATCACGATTAGGGTCCCATTGAGACATATAAAACCAGTCTCTATAGTCGCACACTTCGTGAATTTGTGTGTAAAGTACGTGGGGCTCATACCTTTCGTACTTCCTTCTGGGTGTATTAGTCGCGCCAGGACCTGGCCGGGGAATACACTCTTCCAATTTGAAATCATGCGCGAAGCTTTGCGCAAGCTTCCGTGATACAAGGAGGACATCACTAAGCTCATCGTAATTAATATTTTTGAGCTCTTGTTCAGTCTTTAGAAGGCTAGCCCACTGCCGAGCTAGAACACTTTTTCGGTACGGCCCCTTCAGCTTTTTGAAAGAATAACAGAGCTGGTAGAGGAAGTTAACATACATTGTTGCGCCGTCAGGATCGTTATAGATCTCATGAAACCACTGTCCTAAGAAAACAGGAATTCCGTCGTGGCATTTAAAGCCCACGTAAGGAGTTTTATCAGCGTATTCTAGACGTCGCATGGTTGTTTCAAACAATGTAGGTAATAACTTACAGATAAAACTTAAACCCTCGTTCCTGCATCGACACGTAATTGTTTCGGTGTCCATACGAAAGTTGGTAGTCCTATACTGTGGCAGTTGCTGGTATGCGTCAGATAAAATTGACTGCAGAATG